CGTTGCCGTTGGCCGCGTCCGCGAGCTTGAGCGCCTGATCCAAGGTGCCCAGGTCATCGACCCGAAGCTCTTCCGGATGCAGAACGCTGCAATTCAGACGGCCCGACAGCTCGCGGCGGAACTTGGCCTTACGCCTGTCAGCCGCTCTCGTCCGAAAATGATCGTGCCTGAGACGCAGGACGAAAACTCGCCGCTGGATATGTGATGGCCGCGAGCACCTATCCCTATTGGATCTATGATGGCAGCGAGATTCCGGACCCGCACGGGCACGGCGAGCGCGCCGTCGAGTTCCTGCGTCGTCTGAAGCATCCGAAATCGACGCTGCCCGGCAAGGCATTCCAGCTCGACCCATGGCAAGAGCGGATCGTTCGTCGCATCTATGGGCCGCGCCATCCGGATGGCTCCCGGATCGTCAAGCGCGTGGTGCTGTTGCTCCCTCGCGGCAATCGCAAAACCTCGCTGTCTGCGGCCCTTGCCTGCCTGCATCTCTTCGGCCCGGAACGCGTCCCCCAGGGCGAGGCGATCTTCGCCGCAGCAGATCGCGAACAGGCGGGCATCGGCTTTCGCGAGGCCCTTGGCATCATCAAAGCCGACAAGCGGCTTGATCCGCATTTCCGAGTCTATGACGCCTTCAACGCGCCGAAGAAGATCGTCTTTTCGCGCGACGCGGTAACACTTCAGGTCATCTCGTCCGATGCCGGAGCGCAGCATGGGCGCACGCCCTCATTCGTGCTCGCGAACGAGCTGCACGTCTGGCGCGGCCGTCTTCTTTGGGAAGCGCTTTCGACGGGAGCCGACAAGATCGACAACCCGCTCTTTGTCATCGCTTCGACGTCCGGGCGGGGGCAGGACAGCGTTGCGTGGGAGATCGTCGAGGATGCCCGCAAGGTGGCGCGTGGCGATGTCGATGATCCGTCCATCCTCCCGGTCATCTTCGAAGCCGAGAAAGACGCCGACTGGAAAGACGAAGCCCTCTGGCGTCGCGTCAATCCCGGCCTCGCCCATGGCTATCCCAGCATCGACGGTTTCCGTCGCCATGCGCGGGCAGCGGAGCGCAGCGCTAGCGAGCGGGAGAGCTTCAAGCAGCTCAAGCTGAACGTTTGGGCCGATCAATCGACCTCGCCGTTCCTTGACATGGGCGTCTTTGACGAGTGCGGCGAGCCCTTCGATGCCGAGGCGCTGAACGGCCTGCCGTGCTGGATTGGCGTCGATATGTCGACCACGACCGACATCACCGCCGTCGTGGCTTGCGTCCGCGATGGCGACGACTTCTATCTTGTCCCGCAATTTTTCCTGCCGGGCGACAACCTCCGTGACCGCGCCGAACGAGATGGCGTGCCTTATGTCCAATGGGCTGAAGACGGCTTGCTCACGGCAACGCCCGGCAACGTCATCGATTATCGTGCCGTCGAGAGCTGCATTCGCGATCTCTGCGACCGCTTCGACGTGCAAGAGATCGGCTTCGACCCTGCTTATGCGCAGCCGGTCATGGGGCCGCTATCCGACGACGGCCTGCCCGTTGCGATCATCCGGCAAGGTTGGATCACCCAAAGTCCGGCCCTGAACGAGCTTGAGCGCGTCATCCTCGCCAAGGCGCTGCATCACGGCGGCAATCCGCTTCTCAGGTGGTGCTTCGCCAACGTTGCCATTCACACCGACAGCGCCGGCAACCGCACGATGCACAAAGGCAAATCGACAGGCCGCATCGACGGCGCCGTTGCGACTTGGATGGCCGTCTCACGCGCCGCCGCCTGCGAGAGCGCGGGCACCGCATACGCCGATCCCCACTTCGATCCCTCTGAATTTGTGTGTTGAGTTATGGCCGAAGCCGAACAGCAGCTTGTCGTTCAACTTGAAGCGCGCATCCGCGACTTTGAACGCAATTTCCAGAAGGCGTCGCGCGTCGCCAACGACAATTGGCGCGGTATCGAGAATCGGGGCCGCACGGCTGCCCGTAACCTCGAAAGCACGTTCCTCTCGACGTCCAATGTCGCCAACGCGGCGCTTGAGCGCATGGGTGCTGGCATTGGATCTCTGAAGGGACAGATCGGCGGCCTTGCCTCCGCCCTGACGGGTGCTCTGTCGATCAATCAGCTCCGTCGCTATGTCGATGCGTGGCAGGAACTGCGCAACCGCATTGCCGCCGCTGGCGAGGCTCCGGAGCGCGTTGGCGAGCGCGCTTCCTCCATCACCGACATCGCCATTCGCTCGCGATCCGACGTTGCCGCGACCGGCGATCTCTATGCCGGTCTCACCCGCTCAACGAAGGAACTTGGCGCAAACCAAGCGCAGGTTCTTCAGGCGACGGAGACGATCAGCAAGGCGTTCACGGCAGGCGGACAGTCAGCCCAGACCGCAGCCGGCGCAATCACGCAGCTCAATCAGGCGATGAGCGCCGGCAAACTGTCCGGTGACGAGCTTAACAGCGTGCTCGAGGGCGCACCGGCCCTCGCACGACTGATCGCCGCTGAGTTCGGCGTCTCTGTCGGGCAGCTCAAGAAGCTGGCAGAGGAAGGCAAGCTCACGTCCGACAAGGTCTTCGGCGCAATTCTGAAAGGTGCGGCGACTATCGAAGCCGAGTTCGCGCGCACTAATCCGACCATTGCCCAGAGCTTCAACGTCCTGTCGGCGTCGGTTCAACGCTTCTGGGGCCAACTGGATGAAGCGACGGGAACGAGCGCTGCCATCTCCCGGCAAATCCTGAAGCTTGGCGAGAACATCGATGTCGTCATGCGTGTTGCCGCCGTGGCTGGCACGGCCCTTCTCGCCATGGCCGCACCGGCAATCGCACGCGGCCTCTACGCGACCGCTGCCGCAGCCGGTGCCGTCAGCGTCGCCCTGTCTGCCAACCCTATCGGCGCAACCGTCGCAGCGATCTCCGCAGCCGCAACCGCCGTGGCGCTGTTTGGCGATCAGGTGCGCCCGATCACGGGCGACCTCGCCACGTTGGCCGATTACGGCTCTGTGGCCTTCTCCTACATCAAGGATGCAGGCGGACAGGCCGCGAGCCTCCTGTCGGCAGGGTTCGCCCAGGCGTCGCAGCTCATCGCCGCTGCCATGTCTGGCGTCGGCGGATCGGTCGAAGGCCTGCTCTCCGGTATCAAGACCGCCGTCAATGCGATCATCGGCAGTTTCGTTGCCGCTAAGGACATGATCGTCGCCGCTTGGAACGGCGTCGGCCCTGCAATTGCCGAAGGCGTCATCGGTGGCCTGAACGCCGTCATCACCGCGACGGAACGCACCGTCAATCGCGTGATTCAGTCCATCAACCGGCTCATCGACGGCGTGAACAACATCGGCAGTTCTGTCGGCGTCTCGCTGAACCGACTTGGCGAGGTGGAGCTTGGCAGGATCACGAACACCTATGCCGGTGCGGGCCGCGCCGCAGGCGAGGCGTTCGGCAATGCTGCGAACGCAGCGATGGGCCGCGACTATCTCGGCAGCGCCCTGTCGAGCGCCGAGAGCGCGCTTCGCCGCATCCGGGAACAGGCGAACAAGACCGCCGCAGAACGCGAGGCAGCCGCAGCAAAGGCCCGCGAGGAAGCCGAGGCGCGCCGCCGCTCCGATGGCACCCTGAACAACGCCCTGCGTCGCCCTCCCGGCTCTGGCGACGACGAAGGAGGCGGGGGCCGTGCCCGCCGAGAGTCCAACTTCGACCGTGAGATCAAGAGCCTTGAGGCCGCGATCCGGCAGCAGGAAATGGAGCGCGCATCCATCGGCAAAACGACGTTCGAAGTCGAGAAAGCCCAGATGGCGCACAAGCTCTTGGAGGCCGCTAAGAAGGACGGAACGACCGTCACCGAGGAACTGCGAAGCCGGATCGATCAGCTCGCTACGTCTTATGCCGTTGTGAAGAACGCGACCGATCAGGCGCGCGAAGCCGAGAAGGGGCGGCAAGACGCCATGCGGTTCTTCGGCTCATCCGTGTCTGGCGTCTTCAGCGACATTCTTGCCGGCGGCAAGTCCGCAGAGCGAGCTATCGAGAGCCTGAAGAAAAAGCTCATCGAC